CGTCTGCGCGGAAGCTCGGGCTGGTGATGTCAGCAGAAACGGCCAAGGCGGCGGAGGAATTCAACGACAACATGAACAAGCTCGGGCGCACATCGCAGGCGCTCGGCATTTCGTTGACCGGCAAGGTAATAAGCGGGCTCGCAGAGTTCACGAGCGGGCTTGTCAAGGCCAAGGAAGAAGGCGCTCTAACGAACAAGGTGCTAAGTGATCTGCTCGGCACATCGCTTGAGATTGCGTCGAAAGCGCCTTTGATCGGGCGAGCGTTTGAACTCCTTCGCGACAAGAACGCGCAACGGATCGCCGAAGGCAATGCGGATGTTTCTCGGCGCAGTGCGTCGGGGACAATTGGCGGCGGTTTCGTCGGTCCTCAGATCGATCCGAAGGTGTTGGAGGAGCGGGTTAAGAAGCTGCTCGCCTCCGGAACCGCCGGCCCCAAAGGCAAGGCGGATATGACGCTGGACGAGTTGCGATCGAACTCCGCGTTACTCCGGCAGACGAGATTCGACGAAGCGGAGGCCGACGCAACGAGGCAGGCGGCAGACGAGGAAAAAGAACGCTTCGCAATCCTGCTACGCGCGGCCGAAGATCGAGCCAAACTGGAGGACGAGCACATCGCTCGGATTCAGGAAGGGCTCAAGGAAAATCGCGAACTGAAGCAGTCGTACATCGACCTTATCGATCCCGTGGCGAAGTATCGCCAAATGCTTCAGGACATCGAAAAGCTACAAAGCTCTGGCGATCTCACGTCTGACCAAGCCGACATTGCGCGTGAAAAGGTCGCGGAGAGCGTTCGCAAACTCTCGACCGATCTGGACAAGTCAAAGGACATCGTCAAGGAACTCGGGCTTACGTTTACCAGCGCATTCGAGGATGCGGTTGTCGGCGGGAAGAAGTTCCGCGACGTGCTCGGCGGTATCGCGCAGGACATCGGGCGCATCCTGCTGCGCAAGTCGGTTACGGAACCGCTGGCCAATGCAATCGGTAAATCGTTCGGATCTTCTTCCGGCAGTGGCGGCGTGTTCGATTCAATCAGTAAGTTTTTCGGTTTTGCCTCTGGCGGGTCATTCAACGTCGGCGGCAGCGGCGGGACCGATTCGCAACTCGTGGCATTCAAGGCATCGCCGAACGAGCGGGTGACGATCGAAACGCCGGAGCAGCAACGGCGCGGCGGGGTCGTGTTCTCCCCGACGATCAACGTCAATGCTCCGGGGGCGGCACCAGGCATGGAGCAGCGGATCGCAGCAGCCGTCCGGGAGGCCGTCGCACTATCCCTGCAAGCCGTGCAGGCGCAATCTGACCGCGGCGGATCGTTCGCGCGAGCAGGGGGGCGACGATGACGACTCTCACATTCCCGGCTGCACTGATCCCAAATCAGGTGACGTGGCACCTTGAACCGAATACGGCGGTGTTTGTGTCTCCGATCTCTCGTGCTGCACAGACGCTCGAGCTACCTGGCGCGCGGTGGGTGTGCTCCATGTCTTTGCCGACGATGTCGCCTGCAACGTGGCGAACGTGGACGGCATTCCTAGCCAAGATGCGAGGCCAGGCGGGGCGGGTGTACTACGGGCCTCCGCACTATCGCGGGACGACGGCGCCGACCTGGACTGCGAATCTTTCTGCGTTGACATGCGACAGTACGACCGTGACCTGTGACAGCACCGCGCTGGTCAACCAGGAGAGCGCATCCGGATTCGGGACGCCAGTGGTCGACGGAGCTAGTCAGTCTGGACAGTATCTCGATACGAACGGCTGGATCAATAACGTGACCGTACTATCCGCTGGCGACTACCTGTCCTACGACACGACGCGCGGCCGGTCGCTGCATATGGTGGTCGAGGATGCGACGAGCAACAGCGCGGGCGAGTCGACGATCCGGATTGAGCCGCCGATTCGGACTGCGCCGGCCGATGGCGCGAGCATCGAGACCGAATCGCCGACGTGCATCATGACACTGCGGGACGGCATGAGCGGCGCCCCGACGTGGACGCCCTACCTGCGCGCCGCTGTCTCCGTTGATCTGGTCGAGGTGTTTTGATGCGCTACGTACACACGAACGAGTTCGTCGAGGTGTTGAAATCAATCGGCATCGAGATTCCGACAAACGCAGTATCGGCAACCATTACGCTGCGCCACAACGATGTGGTTCGTGTAGAGGCGGAATTGATTATGCGAAAAGAGGATGGCGAGCATGATCGGCAGACTCTGCGCTACAAGCTATCGGCAGACGAATGAGCCGCGACCTGGACGCCACGACCGACACCGCCGCGCAGGCAGCACACGTCGTCCCATACACGCTCGTCGAGTTGGACTACGAAAGCGGCCCCGTGCGGGTGGCGTCGACACCGTTCGATATTTCCTATGACGGCGATACCTATCTCGGCGTCGGGCGGCTCGGGTCAATCTCTGCGATTCAGGAAGGGCCGGAGCAAAAGAGCTACGGCGTCTCGATGGAAATGTCAGGTATCCCGACGAGCTTCTTCACAGAGATGTCGCAAGAGCGATTCCAGGACCGGGCCTGCCGGGTATGGGTTGGGTTCCTGGATGCCGCATCGCATAGGACAACGGGTGTCCCTGTCCAGGTATTCGGCGGAAGAATGGATGTGATAGCGCTCCAGCTCGGGCAGTCGATCAGCGTGACGCTCACTGCGGAGTCGAGGCTCGTCGATTGGGAACGGGCAGCAAACAGGCGCTACACCGATCAGGACCAGCAACGCGCCTATCCCGGCGACCTTGGTTTGCAGTTCGTGCAAGCCACAACCGAAATGGAGCTGCCATGGGGCCGCGGCTAGACGGTTGGGAGCGCAGGCTCGACGCAGTCATCATCGAGGACCGTCCGTTTGAGTGGGGCAAAAGCGACTGCTGTAAGTTCGCAGCCCGATGCATCAAGGCAATGGTCGGCAAGGATCCGTCTGAGCGCTGGCAGTATGCCGACGAATATGGAGCGGGGCGCGTGCTTCGCAAATACGGCGGGGTTGACGGGGTCGCTACGTTCCTATTTGGACCGTCGAAAGAACCGCTAACCTCGAATCGAGGCGACCTTGTGATGGTCGAGGCGCCGCAGCGCATGCTTGGCATTTGCATCGGGCATCTTGTCGCTATTCAGGGCAGTCACGGCGTGGAGTTCGTTCCGCTGTCGTCTGCCTTGAAAGCCTGGAGCATATAGATGCCCGCCGCAGCACTCGCAGCCGCAGTGACGACAGCCATCGAGATCGGGGCACAGGTCGTTATCGGAGAACTTGTTTTGCAGCAAGTGACGTTCTCGCTAGTCGCTAAGGCGTTCGCAAAGCACTTGATCATTAATGCCCTACTTGGCGCAATCAATAAGTCAAAGCAACCGAACCTGAATGCGGAAGCGCAGCAGCGAAAGCAGGCGATCAGATCGTCGATCTCGTCTCGGCATATAGTCTACGGCCGGGCGAGAGTATCGGGCACGCTGGTGTACGCAGGAACAACCGGAACGACAAACGAGTACCTGCACATCGTCGTCCCTATCCATCATGGCGAGATGGATGCCGTCGAATCCGTGTACCTGAACGACCTGCTTTCGACGGATAGTCGATACACCGGGTTCGTGCGGATCAATACGAAACTCGGCACAGCATCACAGGCAGCCGACACGGATCTCGATTCAGAGTCGTCCGATTGGACGACGGCACATCGGCTGCGATCGGTCGGGTATTTGTACCTGCGGATGCTCTACAACCAGACCGCATTCCCGACCGGCATCCCGAATCCGTCTGCGATCATCCGCGGGCGTAAGGTCTACGACCCGCGCACGGAAACAACGGCGTGGTCGAACAATCCTGCGCTGTGCATTCTCGATTACCTGATCGGCACGGTTCCGACTGCGGCGGGGACGGAGCCTGTAGGCATTGGCGCTGATCTCGACTCAGAGATCGACGTCGATACGTTCATCGCAGCGGCAAATATCTGCGACGAGGCAGTATCGATCGCGGCAGGTGGAACGCATGCGCGTTACACGTGCGACGGGGTCGTATCGTCAGACTCAAGCCCGGCGGCAGCGATGGAGCAGATGCTCACCTCCTGCGCCGGTACGCTGATCTGGTCCGGTGGACAGTATCGGCTATTTGCCGGGGTGGCGACGACAGCTACGCGAACCATTACCGCCGACATGCTGCGCGGAGAAGTGCGCTATCGCCCGTACAACAGCAAGCGCGACAGCATCAACGGGGTCAAGGGCACATACGTTGATCCGCTCAACGCCTACGAAGCGGCGGACTTCCCGGCGCAGACGAGCGCAACCTACGTGACAGAGGACGGCGGCGAGGAACGCTGGCTGGATCTGGCCTTGCCATTCACCCTAGACGGCGTGCGGGCGCAACGACTCGCGCGGCAGTTCCTAGAACGCGGTCGGCGTTCCGCAGAGCTTGAGTTGCAATGCAACTTCTCTGCGCTCGGGATTGCGGTATGGGATTGCGTCACCGTCGACATCGACGGGCTAGGCGACATCCCGGCAAAGTGGCGCGTGAAAAGCTGGACGTTCTCTGAGTCGGGCGGCATCGATCTCCAGTTGCAGGAAGAGGACGACGACTCCTACGACTGGAGCACAGACGACGAAGTCACGCCGGCTGCCATCCCCCGTCCGACATCGGTACGTCAGGGCGACGTTGAACCTCCGACCGATGTGACCGTGAGCACGGCAAGCTACATCACGCCAGAAGGCTCGGCTGTCGGCGGGCTGCTGGTCGAATGGACGGCCGCGGCCGATGCGTTCGTGACCGGGTACGAGATCCAGGTTTCGATCAACGGCGATGATGACTGGCGGGCAGGCGCCGCGGTCGGCCAAGTCACAGCGGAATCTATCCTATTCCTCGCGGTTGGTACATCGTACGACGTACGCATCCGTTCTGTGCGATCCGGTGGAGCGCAGAGCGAATGGGTGCAGGTCAATGGCACCTCCGTCCAGGGGGATGCTTCGGCTCCGTCTGCGCCCACTGGCGTATCGGCGACGGCCGGCGCGAGTTCAATCACGATCGACTGGACCAATCCATCGGACGGCGATCTTCGGCTGGCTCGCTTGTATCGGCACACGGCGAACGATTCGAGCGCCGCGTCTGCGATCACGGATGTTTACGGGCTGCCGTCTCAGGTTGGCACGTACACCGACACCGTGACGACAGGGCAAACGCGCTACTACTGGCTCAAGGCCCGCGACATGAGCGGCAATCTTTCCATCTTCTCGTCGGGCGTAAGCGCGACAGCATCGTGAGGGACATATGACCATTGCACTCGTAGACGTAGGAACCACGCCGAACGACGGCACCGGGGATTCGATCCGGACCGCGATGGGCAAGATCAATGCGTCGGTCACGGACTGCGCCGGGCCGCTAGGCGTATTCGCGCCGTTGTATAGCGGCGTCGACATGACCGGAGCGACGGATAGCAGCACAGGCGTACAGGCGGCGGTAGACGATGCCGCGGGGCGGATTGTCTACTTCCCCGCAGGAACATGCCGTATCGACACGACGATCGATTACACGACGACGTCGAGCGATGTCTTTACGCCGGGACTCAAGATCCGCGGCGCCGGTCGGTTGATGACCTATTTCGACAACCGAGTGGCGTCCGGGCCTTGCTTCAAGGTCGATACCGATACGACGGTCAAGTTCCAGGCCGGCATTCTGTTCGACGGATTCTCGATCATCACGGATACAACGCCGGCAAGTCGGACGGCATCTACCTGCGCCGCGCCTACCACGTCAACATTCACGACGTGAGTATTAAGGGAATGACGCAGGACGGCATCCACATCGAGGTCAACGAGGGCGACGGCGACGGCAGCAACATGCTCGCGCTTTCTCAGGTCAGAATCGAGAACTGCGCCGGATGGGGCATCAACTGCGCCATGGGATCCGGGCTCAACGAGCTGTCATTCCTGAAGCTGGACCACGTCTTCGTTCAGTCATGCGGAACGACAGCAGTCGGCACACCTACCAGCGGCGGAATGAAGTGGCGCGGGCAAGTGCTCGATCTCGACAATAGCGCGTTTGTGACGAACGTCAACGTCGGGCTGTACGTGGTCGGCGGGGCTGGTCTCGGCAATACGTTGAGCGTCGACGCTACGGCATTCGAGAACAACGTGGGCATCCACGTACTGATCGAGGGCCTCGACTCCGGGGCTCTGCGCAACATCCAACTGTATTCGAACGACTCCTACATCGCGACCAACGGCATAAAACTCGACGGCTCGGTGTCGACCATTCGCAACATCCTGATCGATGGCGTGGTCGTTCGTGCGACTAGTGGAAACAACGCCTACACGGCGTTTCTGGCTACAGGGGCGCAAGTCGAGAATTCCAGCGTGCAGGTTACGAACGTGAGCTGGAGCAACTTTGACCACAGCGGGCAGACGCGCTACGACGGCAGCTTCATCCGCGACGAGATTCAAGACTCGCCGGCCGGTGGCCCTGAGATCACATTCGCCACGCCGGGAGACCTGGCCGTCACTTATGCAAGCCGCGTTGGCAAGTACATCAAAGGGCGTGACGGCGTGGTTCGGTTCTGGTTCAACATAGAAACGTCCGCCTTCACGCACACCACGGCGAGCGGTCAGCTTCGCGTCTCTAACCTTCCGCGCACCGCCGAGAACACGACGGGCATGTATTCGACCGGAACCGTGCAATGGCAGGGGATCACCAAGGCGAGTTATACGCAGATCACGCCCCGGATCGACCCGAACACCGCATACATCCAGTTTCAAGCATCTGGCTCCGGGCAGGCACTGTCCGATGTGACAGCCGCGAACATGCCCACAGGCGGCCCGGTGGTGCTGCGAGGGATGATCGAATTCAGAGGAGCAACGTAAATGCAAGACCGCCGTCGATCCGCCAATGTCGCAATGATTGGACTTGGCGTTTTCCTCATGTCGCTCGGTCGCTTTGCGGCCTTTGGCGGCCAAGACACGCTGTTTACTCATACCCTTGCAAAAGCCGGGATGGAACAGTCGTGGGGATGGACCATGATTCTCGTGGGTGCGTTCAAGGTCGTGGCCGGGTGCGGGTGCTTGCGATGGATGGACGAGCAGATGCACATCCCTCGGTCGTCCGTAGTGGCGCATCTGACAAGCGGCGCTGTGCTGTTGTGGACCTGGGTCGTGTGCGGACTGCTGTACGGGCTCTCTACGCCGACGATAGAAGCCTGTGGCGCGGTTGGGCTGGCGTTATTGATCGGCGGTTATGTCGAGGCCAGGAAGGCAAAGGTGATGCGCTGTGGCCGCCTCGCAGTTTGACACTTCAGTTCCGGCACTGACTGCCACATGGGCAGCAGGATTGATATCCCTCGCAGCGGACACGGAAAAGATTTTCTCGGTATTGCCGGTGCTCGGGTTTGCTGTGCTTGGGATCATCGGTGGATTTGTCGGCTGGTGCCTGATGATCGAGACGGGGAGAACAGACACGCTGTCATCGTTGCAATCAGTCGGGATGCTGCTTAGACGTTGCGTAATGGGCGTAGGTGTCGGTATTGCGGCGTGGCTCGTGTGGGTGGCGTTCGGCGGCGGCGATAAAGGCGATTGGATGCTCGTCACAGGCGCGTTCGCCGTGGCGCCGGTCGAAATGGCGCAATGGGCGATCGAGAAGGCGAAGGGGATAGTTAAATGAACCGAGACGACCTACGCAGCATGCTAGTCCTGCACGAAGGACTGCGACTCAAGCCATACAAATGCACGGCGGGCAAGGTAACGATCGGCGTCGGACGCAATCTCGACGACAAGGGGATCACGCAGGCGGAAGCGTTCGCACTGCTCGAGAACGACATCGACGAGGTATGCCGCGAACTCGATCAGGTGTGGCCATGGTGGCGGCAGATGACGGACCCGCGGCAACAGGTGCTTGCGGATATGTGTTTCAACCTCGGTCTAGGGCGCCTCAAGGGATTTGTGAACACGCTGGCGTTCATGAAGGCGGGCGAGTACGACAAGGCGGCAGACGGGATGCTGGCGAGCCTGTGGGCGTCTCAGGTGGGCACACGGGCGCAGCGGCTTGCGCGGATGATGCGGGAAGGCTGAATACGGAAGCACTGCCTCGGGCAATAGCGCGAGGAATGCCGGGAGCCCGACCCTTTCGGGCATATAACTATGAAGGATGTCGCTATGTATACGGTAACGGTAAAGGTGATTGCGAAGGGCGAAGACAACGATTTCGACCAAGAAGTCACGGTCGATAGCCGGCACGTCAAGACGGTCGAAGGCGTGAACTTCGTTCAGCGGCAGATTGCGGACGCCATGTTCGGAATGGCGGATGCGGCAAAAAACGCGCTGAAGAAGAAGTAACGATTCGGATGGAGCGAATCGAACGTGTGCTCGCCGAGTACATCCAGCAGGATGCAAAGCCGGTACGGTGGCGTCCGATGATTTGGGCGCTTCGGTACTGGCGGCGGCACGCGTTACTGGCGGGGGATCGGGGATGCTAGGTCTAATCCCGTTCCCCTACCGCATAGGCATCGCAGCCGCCCTAGTCGGCATCCTGTGCCTGTCGTCCTACGTGGCCGGGCGCAAGGCTATGCACTGGCAGATGGACGCGCTACGGCAGTCCTATGAGGTCGCAGCGGCACAGGCGGCGGGCAGGGAAGTCGAGCGGGTGCGGCAGGCGAAGGCACGAATCGAAACGGTCGAAGCAAAGGCGGTGCAGCATGAGAAAGTACGCGAGCGCAATTTTAACGATAGCCTTGACCGGGTGCGCCACGCATACAGCAGTACCCGTGGACTGCGCCTTGCCCCCGGCTCCGCCGCCCTCTGTCCAGCAGACAGCATCGGAACCAAGGCCGAGCTACTACGAGAGGCTGAAACCCTTATTGGAGCGATACGAGACGCTGATAAGGATCGCGCCGGACTGACGGGCGCTATTGAGGCTTGGCCTCGGTAGACACAGCCGCGCGGATGGCTTCCAGTCGCAACGTCGTGAACCCGTGGCACAGATCGACCGCACCGGCGTTGTTGAGCGGGACGCCAAGCATAGACAGAATTTCCGCCGCAGAGATTGCAGACTGCTCCGCGCTCGGTCCGTACTGAAGCGCCCACATCGCCCCCAACCTCGCTGCCTCCTGCAACATTTCCTCGCGCCCGCCGTCCGTGGCGAGTAGGGTGACTATCTGCTCGTCGCTGAGTATGGCTGTCATCGGGCGGGCTCCGGGGGTTGGGGCAACGGTTGCCAGTGGGTGGGCGGTTTCTGCCGACTAATCGTTACCTTGCCTAGATCGTCGAGCCTAGTCCAGAACGGTCGAGGGGTTTTCGCATATTTGTCCTCGGCCCATTGCGCAACAGAGCATGACATACCGCCCCATGTTGCCGGGTAAACGAGTACATATGTCCCATCCTTCGGCGCCGTCTCAATCGGTTGCCAAGTGTCCGTAACCATCCATCCCTCTCCTACGTGTATAGAGTTTGCCGAATTCCGTACATATTCGGCTAACGTGTTAAGAAATAGCAGGCCGCGTGATACCGTCGCATAGGTCGGCGGCCTCCCTCGCCGTCAGCCGCTCGCTCATGGCAGCCAGTATCTTGCGTCTAGCACTGATTTCCCCTCGTCTGTCAGTTTGGCTCGCCCTCTGCCGTCCTCATGCGATTTCACGATCACGAGTTCAGGCGGCAATTTGGCCATGACGGTCATGACTATCTTGCTCACTGGCGTCCACCCGTCCGGCTTTGAATCTTGGCGAACAAGCGTGAGCAAGTGCAATTCCCCATGCGTTAGCTTTCGAGTCGGCTTGCTCACCCCTCGCCCCCTTCCCCGAGACGAGCGAGCAGGGCGTCGATTTTTGCATTGTGCTCATCGGCCCCGCAGTCGCATTCCGGGCCGCGACGATCATCTGCGCATCCGTCCTCTGCTTTCGGGCAGGAATACCAAGAATCTTCGCAATACGTATGCGATCGTCTACCGTACTCCCGCAAAACCGCGGCGAGCTCGTCTCGCTGGCGTTCGAGGCGGCGGACCTTCTCACTCATTGCCACGACCGATGCGTCTTGCGCGTTGCAAGACTCTTGCAGTCTCGCAAAATCGGCGATCGTTGCCAGCAACGGGGCTACAGAGCGCGGATCTTTGTGGCTAGTGGCCATGTTCGTCTCCGGCGTCTCGCTCACGATTTCGCCTCCTGCGCGGCTTCGGCATCGATCGCATTCGCACAGTCGTCGCGGGTATGGCAAACGTAGTCCCCGGTTTCATCGACGGCGAAGCAGACATTACGCGCCCGCTCCCACGTATCCTGCGCGACGAGTCGGGCGAATTCGGCTATTGCATCGCCTGACAGTTCGTTGGCATCGCCGATCGCAGATGCTTGACGAGCCCACTTCTCGATCTGCTCCGGGGTCATGACTTCGATTCCCACTTTCCACACCGTAGACATTGACGAGACTGACCGCCCGTGTATTTAGTGTGTTCCCAGGGCTTCCAGTCGTGCCGAGCGATGGCGCACCATAGTCGTTGCAAGCTCAGTGTGCGGACGTTGTGGCGCGTCCATATCAGCATTCGCGGCACAGGTTGCACGCCGATCACGTGGCTTTCGCGCCTGAAAACAACTTCGATCCTCATGACTTCTCCTCGCGGGACAGGGCGGCGTCGTTGCCAGGTGGCAGTGGGGGCGGCATCCAATGTGTTGGCCGAGGCGTAACGATTTCATCGATCTCGTCCAAATATAGCGTACCGCCGTCACCGTCCTCTGACGGGTAACAAAATCCAACGCCTATATGGTAGCCGTTGTAGAAAAGCACATACTTTGGGTATTCTCCCCGGCACGATTCCGGGCAAGTCTCAATCGGTTGCCATCTCGACGCCTCCGCCTTCTCGACCCGAGCGGCCAGCGCATCGCGTTCGGCCAGCGCGGCGGCGAGGGCATCGTTCACGGCTTTAATTTCCAATTTCATTTGGTCCGCATACGCAGCGTGATATTCGCATCGCTTTTCCATGCAAGGCGTCTTGCTCTCGCTCATCATCATTCCTTATCGGGTGAGGCGGCCTAAACCTTGTGTGTGCCCTCGACCCCGCGTTGCATGCGCGCGAGCGTGCGATGGTGCAGCCAGTGTGCCGCCTCCTCCAACTTGGTCAGCGCAAGCGCGTTTTCTCGGCAAGCGTATGGCCCCTTCTGAAAGGATTGCAGCCGGTCGATCACGATTGCGATAAGCGCCTCGTGCGTGAGGCCGTTTACCCCCGCCTCGTTGATCGGCCCGTCTTGAAAGCAGATGGCTGTCGGCACGTGAAAACTCGGGTCTTTGCTGTCGATCATGTATTGATGGTTTGCGCCGCCGCTCCCTGGCTCGTCGGTCACGGTGATGTCTAGTAGATCGTTCGCCGGGTTGACTTTGTGACTCTGAATCGTTCTTGCCATTGCAGTAACTCCTTGCTGTTGTAGTCGGGTGAGGCGGCGCCGCGCCACACGGACGCCCCGTGTCGCCATGACCGGGGCTCGCCGCCTCGTGAACTATGCCGGTTGCTTCTGCTTCGCCAGCCAACCGGAGATGCCTTTGACGACGGCCTTAAACTCTTCGCGCTTACCGAATCGCTCGACGAATGTTTCGAGCATCTGCATGCCGTCCATGAGTTCGGCTTGCTGTCGGCGCTCTTCGCGTTCCTGTGCTTCCTTGGCTTCACGTTCGGCGCGGGCTTTCGCTTCGGCTTCCTCACGTGCCTTACGCTCTCGTGCTTCGACTTCGCGGCGCTCGGCCTCGATGCGATCACGTTCAGCCTTCAGGCGCGCATCCTCTTCTGCTTGGCGCTTGCGTGCCTCAGCTTGCTCGGCGTCGATCGCCGCTCGGGCTGCGCGTTCCTGTGCTTCTATACGCTCACGGGCTGCACGCTCTTCGGCTTCGATCTTGGCGCGGGCCTCGGCGTCTGCTTTGGCTTGCGCCGCGACTCGTGCGCGTTCCTGTGCCTCACGCTGCTCCTGCTCTGCACGCAGGCGGGCTAGTTCCTCACGCTCGGCGATGAGGCGGGCTTGCTCGGCTTCCTGTGCGACGGCAGCGGCATGCATCTCGCGCATTTTGGCGAGAGCGTTATGCTGTGCGATCAGTGCTTGCGGTTTGAACTCGGCGAATGAGTCGTCTATTTCTTCGACTTCGGCGAGCATGATTGCTTCGGCGAGAGCGGCGGCAGGCAGGCCCGCAAGAACTCCGGGCTCGGCGCTAATCGCAGCGATGCGCAACTGAATGCCTTCGATGCGCTCGCGTTCGATCCGTTCCTTCTCGGCTTTCTCGCGTTCCTTGCGCTGCTCTTCCGTCTTGATGAGCGCGTCAATCGGATCTTCCAGGGCGACAAGTTCGGCGGTGATGCGCTTGGCCTCCGCATCGATCATGCGGCAACGCTCCAAGGCAGGGGCTTTAATCTCGACGCGCTTGGCTTCCAGCGCAACGCGGTATCCCTTGATTTCGGACCGGCCTTTGCGGGCTAGGTCCATGCCTTTGGTCGTCGTCACATCAAACACGACTTTGCCATAACGCTGGCGAAGGTCGGCTAGGGCTGCTTCTGTCGGGCTGTACTCTGCGATTTCGGTAGTCATCTGATGATCCTATTAGTCGTCTAAAACGGGATGTCGTCGTCCATGTCCTGAACGTTACCCGGCAGCGGAGCCTTCGATTGCTGCCTCGTCTGCGTCCGCGGCTGCTCTTGCCGCGCTTCCTTCGGCTTGGCCGCGATGCTCATGAACTTGCCCCTGGCGCCTTCCTTGATCCAGGCCGACAGCCAATACTCTTGGCCGTCTATCAGGATGTCGCCACGGTAGTCAGGGTGATTCGGTTGTTCCTTGCGGTCGTTCTTAAACAGACTTCCCGACCCTTCGCGCTTTTCGTATGCCATCATCGCCTCGCTGGTTATGCTGCCTTAGCCTTCGCGCGTTCTTCGCGCATCTTCTTGATCGCGCCTCGTTGCTTGCTGTACGGCCCGAGCATCGACCAGACCGCCAAGAATTCGTCGTTGTCGATCTTCCCGGCGTCCTTGTTTTCCACGTATAGATACTGGTAGGCGTCGTCCAGTGCTCCCGACTCGAATAGCTCTATCGTGGCTTCACCGATACGTCTTGCGACCTCTGCGCGGTCAGGAGCAAGGCCGTCGAATGCCCCGGTAGTGGGGGTGATCGGCGCGGGCACTAGCGACGGCTTTACCACGTGCGTCTGTGCGTCTGCGTCGTTGTCCCCCTCGGTCGGGATGGCGAACGCTTGGAATGCGGCGTATTTGTACGCGGCAGACATGGCTTTGTTTGTCGCCTTGTCGCCCGAATCCATCGCCTCGCCGAACGTCTTGACCGTGTGCTTTGATCCATCCTCGGCGGATACGAAATCGAACTCCGCTTCGATGCACACATAGAACAGCACGCCGCCTTTCTGCGTTGTCCGCTCGACTACAGTCCTAGAAAGGCACCGGGGGAGTATGCAAAGCTGGTTCGCCGCGAGCATCGGGCTCAGTGCGTTGTATACGTCGTCGATTCCCCGGAACTTGTAACCCTGTTGGGCATTGTTGCGTGACTTGGATATGCCCTCTTTTGAAAGGGCCATCTGAACCGCTGTTATTGCCTGATAGACTTTCATGCTCTATAGCCCTCAAATAGTCGTCGTGATTCACTGTATGTCGCCTCCTGTCCATCGTCAGGCATCGAGAAATTCCTTCAGCCTTTCACGCGCGAACCGGATGCGTTGGCCTATGGACCTACGCGCCGATTCGAGCAGTGCCTTGCGTTCGTCATGTGCTGCCTGGGCAAGTCGTTCGATCAGTTCGTCGAGCATGGTTCCTCCACACTAGCCAACTCCACCCGCGCCTGTTCCGCCGCCTCGCTTCCATACCGCATCGCAAGCTCGTTGCGCACTGCCTGCTCGTTACGGGCGACCGTGTTGCCCCTGACGAGGCTGTGACGCACGGGGACGGCGTAGGTGAAACGGAATTTGGGGGCGGGGGCTGTCACAACAGCGATCCTTGATCCGGGTTATTCGGTAGCGGAACTGACTCGTCCTTCGGAACAAACTGCGTGCATTTCGGCTGGCAATCGTCGCCGTAGATCCACTCCGGTATCGAGTCATTGCAAAACGATCGGCCGATTATTTCGCATAGCAACGACGGGTCTTTGTCTGTTTCATCCATCGTTGCTTCGCCGTTCATCAGCTTGTCACGCGCGCATTCCTCGCACCACATGCCGAAGAAGTATTCACCTTCGCTGCCGTTGCAAGGCATGTACGATTTACCGGGCTCGTGTGGAGCGAACTTCACGCGCGGGAGTTTTCCTTGAATGATGCTCACAACCGCACCTCCTTTCTCTGCATCGTCGGCGTCGACTTGCATTCGAGGTTGTCGACGACTGGTCCCCATATGCCGGATGTGCTGCATATCCACACGAGGCCGATGGCTGATGCCCATCCGATTACGCGGTCGATGGTCATGGCATCTGCCCCCCGATTTCGGCTGCGGCGTGGACGATGGCGCGGCGGGTTGCGGCGTAGGGGTCGGCGCCGCAGTACTCGCTCGAGTTATCCGCCTCAACATCTGCACCATCTTGCATGGCGATAGTGAGGTCCAGCGCCATTTCCAACTTCACCGCCAGCCGCAACGCATCGCCGTCGTCTCGAAGTGGATTCCACTTCACAACTTCATCCGGGCCAATGTCAAAGTAATGGCATTCTGTGGAGTCGTCGCCGCAGTACCCGTACCACATAATCCCCGCAGCCTTAGCCGCCATCTCCAGCAACTCTCGATCGCTCATAGCGCCCTCGTAACGTAATCCACCAGCACATACACGCCGAGCAGGGCGCCGATTGCGTATGCGGTCCAGAAGCGCCCGGCTGGCGTGAGTCGACGCGGCTGGCTCAGTGCGCGCATTTGGCGGATCGTTTGGTTCATCGCGTCACCATATGGCAGCGACCGCAGTACGCTACCCCATCCACGTCATAAGGCGAATCGTCGGCCTCGGTGTGCAGATACCCGGTGGCGGCACAGTGCGGCGCTTTTTGGCAGTTAACGCCGTGCGTTATCGCGTCTTTCGGCAGCGCAGCCTGCGGTTTAGTCGTCGCACCCTGCCAAGACAGTTCGCGCCTCAGTTCGCGCTCGACCTTGCACAGCCCGTCAAATAGCGCCATCGTGCTCACGGTTTCGTCTGATACCGGGTCATAGCCCAGGTCGGTCCGTAGGCGCTGGATCGTCGCTAGTAGGTCGGCGTTGGATTGCTCGTAGGGGGTCATGATTCGCCTCGGGCTTTTGAGAGTGCATTCAAAGAGTCAATCGCTTCATCTATGGTGTAAGTCGTCATCGCGGCGATAATGGCCAAGAGAACCGAGAACACGACCGCCATAGCAAAATTCCCATCTAGTGCTGCGTTTACGATTACGTAAATTGTGAACAGCGTGAACATTGCGCTAAGGATGCAACGCTGTGGGGTGCTCATGGCTGGTCACCTCGGGCGCGGGCTAGGGCGGACTTGGCCTTTAGGTAGGCTTCCTTGCCCTGTGCCGTCGACCATTCCATGTGCTCGATACAGCCTAGTAAGGCGTCGGCAAGATCAGGCGCTTGGGCGATTAGGCAGGCGTTGGCTATTGCCTCCGCGTGCTCTGCCGAACTCGGATAGTCGGCATATATGCATGCGTGGTTCAGTTTGCCGTTACGCCACGGGAATGGGCCGACTTTGAAGCACAGCCCGACAGACGTACGAACCGTTTCCATCGTCCACGGCCCCGGCGTCCACTTGTTCGCACTCATGAGTAACCTCTGACAT